AGCTCGACCAACTGCCCTGCGCTTATTTCGTCGATGAACCACTCAAATTGATACCACTTTCCGGCAACCTTGGCGTGACGCTTAGCCGCCAGTGACGATAGCGATTTGCTCGCCGCGTTGATCTCACCATAACGCTTGTTGACCTCCGCAATCGTCATCTTCTTGACCTGCTCGATCGGGATGCCGTCGAGAACGGCGATGACGCCGATCTTCTTGTCGCTGGTCGTGTAGATGCTGTTGGCCTCAATCGACACAATGCGCTGGAACTGGTCTACGGTAATTTTGTTCAGTAGGCTCATGACAGTAGCTTTTGGATTTTCTCAAACGTCGCCTCGCTCCTTGTCCACACGCCAAGACCGTGGGAGTGTTCAAAGTTATGCTTATACCCCTCCAATTCCGCGAAGAACCTGCCAACGTCGTGGGGGAAGCTGATCGTGTCGTGGAACAAAACAACGCCGTTAGGGTTGAGGAATGGCAGCCACGTCGTATAGTCGTTCTTCACCGCATCGTAGGTATGCAATCCGTCGATGTGTAATATGTCGATTTTCTTCTCCCAGCGCTTCGCCACGTCGTCGAAATAACCTTTGATGAAGTAGAGGTTCTTCATCTTCAACGTCGCTCGGAAGTGTTCACGCAACCCCATGACGTGGTCATATGTGCTGCGCTTTCCTGCGTGTTCGTCGCCCTCGAATGAATCGATGCCGTAAACCTTGCCGTGGCCAAGGACAGCAAAGCAGAAGGTCGAGAATCCGTAGTCAACACCAAGGTCGACGGTCACCTTTGGCTTAAGTGCGTCAGTCAGGTGAATAGCGAAGTTGCCGTGTCCCTCCCACGCCGTAGGCTTGGCGAGGATCATCTGATAAAAGTGCTTGATTGCGTGCATGGCTCAAATTTACTACATGATAACGTATCTGCCTCCAGCGTTGGCTGATAGCTTGTTGAGCGCGACGTAACGCACCGCGTCAATGGCGTGGTTGTACCGGTCAATCGGCACACCAAGTGATGCGCCAGTCTTATCCGTGTCCCACGTGTAGTTGCGCAGTTCCTTGATCAGGTTCGTCGATTCGCGCGTCACCAGTAGCGGCTGCCGCTTTAGGATGTCGATGCTGTTCCTGATGCTATCGGCGCCCTTCGTCGCCGGGTGTATGTTGAAGCCAAGGCGATGCACCTCCTCAATGCTCTTGGGTTCGGCACTGTCAGCGATGATAGGCCACGACCTGCCGATGCCCAGCTTGCGCAGGTGGTCAGCGATGTCTTGGTTGGTCAGTCCGTTTTGGTAGATCAATTCATGCAGGAGAATAGCACTGCCACGCTTGTAAACGGCCACCACCGCCGTAGGGTCATTCGTGTATCCCCAGTCCAAGCCGATGGCGACCAGCTTGTCACCAGCGAAGTCGATGCCGTCGACCTGCTGCCAGTCGTCAAAGACCACGCCCTGCAATGATCCGACCTCACCTAAGCCGTAGACCTTCCACCAGTTCGCCCAGTACGTCGATGTCGCCGCCTTGACCTGCGCCGCTTCGATGTCATCGCGGATCGTCGCTGGCAGCGCCTCATTATCGCGATACGTCAAGACTACCAGTTCGCTATCCGGTTCTTTCAGCACCTCCGTGTGCGCCCAAAACTCCGACACAGGGTTGAAGTCGATGTAGATGGCTTCGCTCGTTCGGATTGCCAGCTGATGGTACGCCTCGAAGTCGATGTTGTTGGCCTCGTTGATGTATAGCACCTGCCGCCGTGCGCCGCGTAGCTTCGCCTCCTGATCAGCACTGAAAAACTCAATCGTGCTGCCGTTGGCGAAGGTGTAGGTTAGCAGCGTCTTGTTCCAACCTTCGTCACGCCAGCGGTTCGTCCACTGCATGACCTTGCCAAAATCCTTCATCGCACCACGTCGCAGGTGCGGGATTGATTCAGATACGACGCTGATCTCGGTTTTAGCTTTTGCGGCTATGTTGATAAGCACAGCAAGGATGGCGATGGTTTTTCCGTTCCCCCACCAGTTGCCCAGTGGGGGTCAACATCCAGCAGATGTTCCGCCCTGAATCACCTTCTTCCGAGCGGCCACCTGCCGAATGCGTTTAATTGCAGTGGTATATTTAAACATATTGCCATTTAAATCCATAAGCAGTTTGATATTTCGGCTTGTTTTTGCAACACCCAATAATGCCAACTGAATTATAGCCTATTTCTCTTTTAATTTCTTTGATTGAATTCCAAACTTTAATTGGTTTCATATCGGAAACGCTTAATTGCATTACTTTTTTACTGCATTTAGAATCTGCGCCTCTTGTGATTTTTTGCAACCCTTTTGCAAAGGCGTGCTTTTGATTTTGTTGCGTAGTTAACCATTCTAAATTATCAATGCAATTGTTTTGCTTATTGCCATCAATATGATTGACTTCTTGTGTTTGTGCGTTTTCTATTGGCAAAAATGTAATTGCTACTAACCTATGCACTGCATAATGCTTTCGCTGTCCATTCTTGAACAACTTACAACCTAAATAACCATTTGTTTTTACCCTTATTCCGATAGCACGTTTTGTTGCAAAAGCAGGGTTAGTGCTTTTTCCATTGCCTAAACTATACACAATACCAGTATCGGTTATAGTGTACAAGCCTTCGTATCCAATTATGTCTTTTTCTTTCATAGCACAAATATACAATAGTTTTGCATAGTTGCACCTCCTTGCTGTTGTGTACTTAAAACTCAATCTAATTGCTTAATCTTCTCGATGTAAACCGCCGCATCCATCAACTCCTCCTGCAAGTGTTGCAGCCACTGCATCAGCGTCAGGTCATCCCTCTCCATCGTTGTGCCGTACTTCTCCTTGCCCTTTTCTGCTCTTGTCCTAAGTTGGGCAACAACGGCTTCGATGATTGCGTCAGTCATTGGTGACGTGGTTGATGCGTGCCTGTGCTATTGCGACGTACTCGGCCTCGCGTTCAATGCCGATGAAGCTAAAGCCTTCGAGTGCCGCCGCTTTGCCTGTGCTTCCTGATCCCATAAACGGATCGAGGACAAGTCCATCGGGTGGCGTTACGAGCCTGCACAGGTATCGCATCAGGTCGGTGGGTTTGACGGTGGGGTGGTGGTTGCCCTCATCCCTGTCGCGTTTGCTCGCCTTGGCGCAGTAGAAGAACCGCGCGGCTGAACCAAGCAGGTCGGTCACCTCCTCACTTCCATCGTGAATGAAGTTGGCGGGCCAGCGGCCTTGTGTCGGGTTGTAGTGGCTCATTTCCTGCCCTGAATCAGCGGATGCGTGAAACTTGCCGCCGCGAATGATTTTCTTAGGTGCGTTGCGTGGTGCTGGTGGCTCCGTTCCCACCCTACACCCATCCACGTTAATCGCACCCGTGCCGTGTTGTAGGACGTTCTCCGCTACCGTGCCAATCAGCGGCTTCCGCGCCACCGTTATCGGCTCAAGTGCGGGTTTTAACGCAGTGCCCCAGCCTTGCCATTGCTTCGCTTCGGGGGTGGCGGGGTTAGTAATAAATTCAACTTCACCGATACTTGCATTCATAGGTGCGTTACTTCTGCTGGCATTATTCGCCCGTTGTCGCCGTTCCCCCACCACCTCACGCTCGGCAAAGTTCTTGCTTTCGACACTTCGAATGTCTGCTTCACGTTCTACCCATTCAGGAATCTCGCCAAGCAAATGACGGCAAGCCTCCAAATGCTCACGGGTCATTATTGCGGGTTGACTTGCTGCCGTAGTGTAATGCCCACCCATATTTGTTTGGGTCGCCTCGTCAATCTGCTTTGATGTGATACCCGTTGACCTGACCCACTCCGTGAATCGGTATCGCCTCGTTTGTTGCTCTTGCGCTGCATCCATCTTATCAATCGCCTTGCTCACATCCAACGACTTCGGAAACCCCGAACCATACACCCAAGCAATCATATCGCGTATCTCAAAGCCCGCATCCTCAATCCGCACGGCCATTCTATGCTGCGTCCTCGTCCCCGCAAAGGCCAGCAAGTGACCACCGGGCTTCAACACCCGAAGGCACTCCGCCCACACCTCGACACCCGGCACATCGTAGTCCCACTTCTTACCCATGAACGACAGGCCATACGGCGGATCAGTAACAACAGCGTCAACGCTGCAATCAGGCATAGCACGCAAGACCTCGATGCAGTCGCCGTGTATTAGTTCAGTCATTGAATAGCGGCTGTTCGATGTGTACCTTCTGCTCTTGCTTGTCAGCCAAGCCAAGCACCCTGACTGCGATGGCACTGTTGTAAACATTCGCGCCACTGCCCTCAACCATGTCGCGGTCACAGGTCGCGCGTATGCGCGTAAGGATGGGGACAAACGCCTCGTGATGCTCGCCCTCGCCCTTCTGGTATCTTGACAAATCAAAGCACCACCCTTCTTCTGCAAGGTAGCCTTCAAACCCCCTAAACGTCAGCGGTCGCTCCTTGTCGCGATACACCATTGCACCATCCTTTCCCACGTAATCTTGCACGCGGTAAGGGTTCGCCTTCGTCCACGCTTTGTACGTGCAGAACAAATCCCACAACTGTTCGGGACTTTCAAACGCGGGCGGCCTTCCTACTTTCTTCATACCTCAACGCTGTTCATTATGTCGATTATCTTCTCGCAAATCGCCACCTTCGCGTGCAATGCATTGGGTGCATCGCAGTCGTTAAGCGAATCCAATATGTTGGCCATATCGGTCATAAGCGCGCCAATGTTCACGAGCTTGCTCATATGCAAGTCGTGTTCTTCCTGTTTGCTATTTTTCGTCAAGTTCGCCAAGTTCTTTCAGTTTATTTCGTGACCATCCCAATGCGGCCTTCCCGCCCCAAAGCAGGTAGCTGATATATCCGCAGTCGCTGTTTGAATCTGCGTTGTCGTAGTAGGTTTCAGCCCGCGACAAGTAGCTGTGCATCCGCTTGATTGTTTCGAGGCTGATGCCTTCGCCTTTGGCAAGCTGCTGCGCTCTGACCTTGCCGGTCTGCGTTGCGCACTTGTTGCCGTTGCGCTCGTTCAACTCAATGCCGCGCTTGGCGTTGTTGCGCACCCCCTCGCCGTAGTCCGCGTATGTTTCAGCAAAGGCGCTGCGGTCTGCCTCC